GTCGCCCAGGGGGTATGCGTCCCAAATCACCCATGGGTCGCCCAGGGGGTATGCGTCCCAAATCACCCATGGGTCGCCCAGGGGGTATGCGTCCCAAATCACCCATGGGTCGCCCAGGGGGTATGCGTCCCAAATCACCCATGGGTCGCCCAGGGGGTATGCGTCCCAAATCACCCATGGGTCGCCCAGGGGGTATGCGTCCCAAATCACCCATGGGTCGCCCAGGGGGTATGCGCCCAACTCGTAGCAGTTCTCCAATGCGGAGGCGTTAATATTTTAAACATTTGGCACTTACTTCTTCTTCTTGTTCAGAGGGTCATATCCCTTACCCTTAGACTTCTTCTTCTTCTTTGGTGCCTCCAGACGGGGTGGAGGTTTTGCTGTCTCTAGAATTTTCAGGAGGTCTTCCTCATCTCCCCCACCTACCATGCTCATCATGTTCTGGATTAGGGAAGGATCGATGCTCCCCCCCATCATGTTGGATATCATAGAAGGGTCGATTCCCATGGACTTGGTTAGGGAACCGATGTCAATATCCTTCATACTGGACAGGTCCATTTTCTGCACGCGCTCCATCACATCAGTGAACAGGGTTTCCATGTTGAGTTCTCCGTGTTGCATTTTCTCGGAAAATTCCTGAGCAAGACTTTCGATACCGGTCATGAGCTCTTTGGGGGTGTTGTCTAGTGCAGTTGCCAACATGACAAGAGTGGAAAGATAGGCCCATACGGACTCCTTGGTGGTATCTGAAACAGATGACCATAGAGCCTTGATGTTCACTCCTTTGATCTTTACCAAGTCGAACAGCTTGTCGTCCTTAGAAATGACCAATGCCTGGTGGTTGCCGATTGTATCAATCAAGAATTTCTTGGGGTTGAACGAAGAAAAGTTCTTGACGCACTCAGAAAAAATAGCCTCCTCTGGGAACACCTCTGCAATCTCCTTGACAAACTCGAGAGCAAGAGATACAAAGTTATCTTCCATTTTATATTATTTCATCATTTTATTTGTTCAATTTTTACATAAAGTGTGCGCAAAAAGTGTGCGCAAAAATTGTTTAAAATAAACATATATATTTTATAATAATGAGTGAAGACGCTCTCATGAATGCCACTCCTATCGATAAACTTCCAAGTCCTCCTGCTCCGATATCCACGAGCGTGTCGGAAAAATCTCCAGGAGAGTCTGCTTCATATGCAGACCTTATAAAGAATCTGGACATCAATAAGATGTCGCAGGCATCAAGTATGTCTCAGATGCCGCAGATGTCTCAGATGCCACAGATGTCTCAGATGTCCCAGATGCCACAGATGTCTCAGATGTCCCAAGAGATTCCCCAACAGTTTCCACAGATGCAGAGTATGCAGAATGCGCTTCCTCCAACTCCTCAGATGATGATGCAGACCCCTGTGAATCCAAGTGCGCAGACCAATGTGATGCAACAGATGCAGAGCCAGGCTTCCATGTACAGCGGCGGCATGCCACAGAGCTCTCCAATTTCAGAGTTTCTTCCCCACGATGGAACTCCCATTCACCAAGGGCCTCTAAAATCAGAGTTGTTGCCCGACCCTATGTTCTTCCAAAACCCTCCACCAAAGCAGAAGGTCAAGAAGATATACATTGATAAAACACCTGCCCCGCAGGATAATTCTATCCTCGGTTTCAATGCCAAAAAGATCAAACATGCAGTTCTCGTGTCCTCTATTGTATTTCTTCTCATTTGGTATGTTGCACCTATGATGGCTAGAAATCTCCAGTGGACTGTGAATATTGACACCGGAAAGTTTACATCGTATGGTCTCGTGGCAATAAGTATTCTAACAGGAGGGCTGTATCTTGGTATTACAAGCATAATTGAACGTTTTGGCAATGGGATGATGTGATCATTCATCATCGTCAATAAACATTGGGACACCTTGGACCGCTGGCTCTTCTTCCCCCTTGGGATACTCTAGAGCATCCTCGAAGAACTTCAGCTGTTTTACGTTGAAGCGAATGCCGTATTTGTCAGCCGTTGTCCAGAGACCCTGAAGAATACACAAAGAAGACACGCTCTTTGCCTTGAAGAATCCAACCGAAAGAGCACCTGTCGAATCATAAACGTTCGTGTCGGAAAAGAATGTCAACCTAAAACCATCGTTGTACAAAAGATTGCTCTTCTTCAGTGTTGAAGACCAGGTCCCAACTGCCGACTGCTCCAGATCTGCTATCCAGTCGGCAAATTGCCTGTGTGTACTGTCTGCCATGTTCAGTTTCAGGTCCAATCGATACATCCCAGGCGAGTGTGTGCTGATTGTAGCATTCATTCGTGGAATCTGGAACATGAGGTTTTTGGTGCTAGAGGGACGGGATGCCACAATGTTGCCATTGCGACCGCTGCGAGACCAAGTCAGGGAGCGGGGGCTGATATCACGGAAATCCATTTTAAGATTACTACAAAAAGCATGCTTTTAACTCACATAGTGTCGATATGCACAAGGGTTGTCACGGAGATCAACTTGGCTGGTACCGTGTGGAAGAAACTATATGTATTGCCAAATACCCTGAAGTCCTTGGCTTCCGTGTTGACAAGTGCGCGGAGCTCTTTGATCTCATCAAGAGTCTTTAATATGCCATGCTCAAAGTTTTCCATTAGCACATCATTGGGATTGCTGTCTATGCAGACAATGAGTTGCTCGTGTTCACAGACCCCGAGTTTTTGAATGAGTTTCATAGTGACATCATAGTATTCGCTCTCTACAAGCCGCAGCATGGACAAGGGAAATAGTAAAATCCCATGTCTTGTCTTCATGAGGGACGCAAACGTGGACACTGCCGAAAATATGGTAGAAGGGTTGTCGTAATCCACCATGACATCGCATGGGACAAACCCGCGCTTGGTGGACAATAGTTTGCGGAGTTCGAGGTCATGCTCCGTGCACAAACACTCAATTGTGAGAATAGTCATTAGGATATATATATACATAATGTGTTAAGTTATTTCTGGGATATCGACGCATCGTGTGTTAAAAAGAGGAAAATTTTTTATGAGATCATAGAAAGTAATAATGAGTTCCTTCAACGATATCATGCGTCAGTTCCTAACCGACCTTACCGATGTATTCCCCGAGGATGTCGCAATTCAGTCATCCCTAGAGTCCTTCGAAGACATTGTGCGCATCAACTTCAAGAAGCCTGCCCAGATGTTTGCAGAGACAATTGGCCCCCATCTGGTGAAGATCATGCACCATGATGAGTCAGTTTTTGGTGAACTCAACATGCCAGGGGTTGATTTCCAGAAGCTATGGAAATCTGATATTTCAGACAATACAAAGAATGCAATTTTCTGCTACCTCAAACAACTGCTGCTGCTCTGTGCCCAGAAGTGAGAATGCCAAAATGATTGGCAAACCATATATGTAAAATTTAAGGATTAAACTTGGAATGTCATAAGATAAAGATAAGTCAGGAGACCTGCCACCAGGGCGTGGACAAGCAGACCAGTCACTGTAGGGGCACCCACCACCACAAAGGGCATGTTTAAAGCCTTGCCGATGAAACTATCGGTAACCTTGTATGTCACGGGAGAGCCTACAATTAGGAAAACAACCATGACGAAAAGCACGAGCTGAATCTTTACGGGCAGCATTTGTGTATAAACCAATACAATATTTTTTATTACGTTAAATTCTAAAAAAATTTATATGTTAAGAGTATACACCATGGTCGCCAATAACAACAAGAAGACTTTCATCCTAGAGGACGCTGCTGGCAAGGCAATTGGCACTTTCACCGGTGCCTCCCCTGGCATTGCTGCACGCAAGGCTGCTACCAAGGGCCACAAGGACATCATCCTCCGCGAGACCGGTGTTCATGACCGAGTGCGCCTCTATAAGGGCGTTGTGGAGAAGATTGACCCCCCCAAGGAAGTCATGATCGGCGGCAAGCCCGTACTCATCGCCAAGGAGTCCAAGGCCAAGTTTGTCAAAGTAGAGATGAAGGAGGGCAAGAAGCCTGCCAGTTCTTGAATAAAATATTGACTTCGTATATACAATGGCTCCATCAAAGTATGTTTACACTGGAAAGAAAGATGCTAAGTCTAGGATGATCTTCAGAGGGCCCAAGGGAGGTTTGTTCGTACGCGGACCTTCAGGCAAGAAGATTGCTCCTGCAACAGGACCTGTTCGTGCCAAGAGCCCAATGCGCCGTGCAATGAGCCCTATGCGCCGTCGCTAAGCTGAAATTTTAGTCTATATAACCCTTTTGAATGTGTTGATTACATTTTCAAATTTACACATCTTTTTTCTTGGGCGTAAATGTAGTCAATACACGAGAAACATCTCCAAAAGCATAATCACACATTGCAACTTTCTTCATTAAAGCAATAAAATCCTCATATGACATTGTTTGTTTCATAAAGTTGCAGTCACGACAAGCAGGCACACAGTTTGATATAATATATCCTATAGCAGGGTCATAGTTGACACAATCAATGCCATTTTGATGTTTTAGTGTTGTTGATCTTCCACAATATTCACAATCTTTAGATCTAAGTTCCTCAAATTCTTCCTTTGTAAGATCAAAAATCTTATTATTTTTTAGTATAATATGTTTGTAGTCGCAAAATTTCTGTTTGCAAATTTGAGACCATTTATCAGTGATCTCACCATAATCACCATGACATAAAGATATTTGTTTAGCACGCTCTATAAATGTAAGTGGGTCTACTTGTCCTTTGCTCTTGTTGCAAATACTACAGCAAGGAACACAATTTGACAGTTCATAACCAATTGAACTGTCAATACGATCAATGCCACTGCGTCTGATTGCATCTTCCGTTTCCTTACCACAATATACACAAGGCAAGTCGGTCATACTCATAATTTCCTCATCAGTCATTGTCACAGACATGCCACGACTTTTTGCACCAATTAATATTTTTTTCTTTTTCCCTTCGCGGCTATTTGCATATGATCTATTCTGTGCTCTAATTTTTTCGGGATTTTCAGCACGTTCTGCTTTTACCTTTGCTCTTATATCTTCCTTTTTTTCAGCATATCTTGCATTTGCATTTGCTTTTTTCTTCTCAGGATTTGCAGCATATGCTTCTTTTTCTTTTTTGCTTATCTTTTCTTTATTATTTTCTCTATACAAACGAGCTTTTTCTTTGCATTTATCACACTTCTTAGTAATTTCTGTATGCATCTTACCACATTTAATGCATTTTGAAACAATGTCATCACTCATTTGTATATAAAGATATACACACTATCATATTATATGACAATATGACGATATGCATGATTTTCCGTGGCCCTAAGGGCGGTCTGATTGTCCGCGGACCCAGTGGAAAGAAAATTGCCCCTGCAACAGGATCTGCTCGCGCCCGGTCTCCCATGCGTCGTGCCATGAGCCCTATGCGTCGTCGTTAAGCTGTAAATTTAGTCTGTTTTGAAAATGATTGATATCATATTTCAAACACAAAAACCTTTGCATTACATATTCTTTACTGCTTTCTTTACATTTGCAGACTTCTTTGCTGCGATGGAGTTGAGTCTCCGCATAGCATTTTCTGCGCGCATCCTGGCTGCCTCTCTGTTTAGCATCTCTGCTCCCTGCTCAAGTATCTGGCGTTTTGCAGACAGATTCTTTGCCTTTGCTTCGAGAGTCTGGCGTTTTGCAGACAGATTTTTTGCCTTCGCCTCAAGCTGCTTCTTTGTGAGTCTCCCAACCGAGGGTTTGCTCTTCCTACCAGAAGAGGTCATTACAAATTCTCCCCCGCGAGGTCCCTTGAATATTGCCCGACCCTTTGCGTCCTTGCGCCCTGTGTTCTCTGCCTTTGCCATTGCCATTACAAATGTAATAGATTTTTTTACATGATCAAAAGAACTCAGATACTTCAGTCTTGGACACCTTGAAAAACTTGGGGTCTGGTGTAGAAATGTCCAGTCGTTTCAGAGAAACTGCCAATGGTTGCTGCTCTTTCTTTGCCGCCAAGCTTGTGGCATAACTTACACCCCGCTTGTCAAGTTCCGCCTTCGCAATACCTTGCTCCATATGCCCTCTGCAATACCCGCCAGAAACGGCTTGCCGCGAACAAGGTTTGTTCTTTATCGTGTGACCCTTGCACACCTGTTTCCCAGTTGCAAGAACTGTGTGTGCCTCCACAATGTCGTCCTTGTACTCTGATACAAGTTTAGAAAAGTCCAAGTTATAGTCCTGTGCGACCCTGAGCAACAAATCATCTACTGCTGCCGACACTATGATGCCTGCGCATTCCTCAAGTTTCTTAACGCCATTGACTGCCTCGGTCAAAGCAGTAACGAACCTAGAATCCATTTATGATACATCAAGAAAACTCAATATCTATACACCAGTGTGTCGATATATCAAAGAGTCGTAGAAAGTACGATGGCCTCGTCAACAGCATTGGCAAATGCCTTGGTACCGGCAAACTCAAGAACTGCCTCACGGTACTTGGCCACGTTCTGGCGCATACCTGAGATTTGTTCATCACTTAGCGAGTCAATCAGTTCCTGGAGCTTAGCACCAGTGTCAATACCACGTTTCTTCAAGTCAAAGAAAGCACCATCAGGCCCCTCTGGGATGAGGTCAGAGAGTTTGTCAAATACATTACCATAATAAAGAGGAATGCAACCCGCACTCAGAGCATCATAGAACTTCTCGGACACATACCCCGGGGCATCACAGTTCTCGATGACAAGATCAAAGACAAAGTTCTGTTTGTGGTCGACAGAAGACTTGTCGTCGCGTGACCGGTGGTTTCCGTGACCGAGTTTGATGTTCACACCATCTGCTACTTCGGACCAGTTCATTCCAAACACGGTAATGTCCTTTTGACCCTTGACAAGGTCTTCGCGCAGGTAGTCCAGGCATTTTAGCTGGCACCCAATTACCGAATATTCCTTGTGGTTGAACAACTCAGGACGGCGCTCTAGCACAAGACCCACCGAGCGACCGAAGCCCTTGTTGTTGCGGAGCAGGATAGCCCTGTCGAGAGGGTCATCCAGAGTTCCATGGTGGCAGTTGTGCGGCGTGTACACAGTGGGAAAGTCAGAAGTCAACAGGGGGGTAAAGTATGTCAGGGCGACGTCAAAGTACTCCTGGAGGAACTTGGGAATGCTCCACTGACCTGTGTGGCGGATATTAGGACTCTCCAGGGTATATACAATCCTGTTGAGGTCCTTGCGCTCCTTTAGGAACTCCAGAGGGAGCTCTCCGGGGTTACACAGGCTCACGAGAACAGTAGACTCCTCTGGAATATTGGGGGCGTTGGTGAACCCGTTGAGCAGATTATACTTGCCACCATTGAGACCGTCAAGTCCGCGAAGAAGAGTCATCTGCCACTCGTGTAGGGCAAAGGACTGGCGAGAGTACATCTTCCGAGCCATTAGGAAGTCATCGGTCGCTTTCTTGTTGAAGTGGAAGATGTAGATATCTTGGAACTTCTCAAAGTCATAGCCAAAGTTCTGGTTGCCCTGTGAGAAAAACTCTGGCTTCACAGACAGGCCCGTGGATCCTAGGCGATACCCAAGGTGATGCTTCCGGATAACAGTATGGGGAGCACTCTGAAGCAGCACCTTGCAGAGCTCACGGTCTGGCTCGGGCTTTCCGGTGGGGTCGCGGAACCGTGCATTCCAGATTGGACCTGCCATGATGGCAAGATCCCTGTCCAACATATAGCAGGATGTGTCGATGAGGTAATTCCCTGGACCATATACTGCGTGGGAAATTCCTCCTAGGGACTCACAGTTGTCCTCCCCAACACGGTTTCCATCTGCGTCCATCAGATACCGCAGGCAATAACTCCACTTGGTTTTGTTGGAGATGAGCCCGCGGAGCAGATCCGCATACTGGGTAGGGGCCACGACATTGTCATCGTCAAGATATGCGACATAATCAGATGTCACGAGGAAAGGCAGAGAACCGTACACACGATGTCCGTTCCAACCACCGGCACCCACATTCTTAGGGAGGACAAACTTCACCACGGTGTGTTTGCCTTCGAACTTAGAAAGCACTAGGTCAACCTTTGCCTCGTGTTCCTTGCCATCTACAACAACCCAGTGCTCGATGTTGGGGAGGGTGGACTTCTGGACGGACTCAATGCAAGCCTCAAGGAACTTACCACCAGTCGTCGGTGTGATAACTGCGAGCTTAGGAAGACGCAACTGGCGCCTGTGATGCTCGAACAAGTTATACATGACACCATCAGGACCCTTAGAGTCAATCTCGATAACATCCTCTACCGAGGGGTCCAGTTTACCCCACTGGGAAGCATTACGGCAAATCGCAATCTTAGGGTGATCAAAAGCAAGGACGCTCAGGATGCTCTGGTCATGGCGACAGTCAATAACATCAGAGTCCTTGCCTGAGTCATTAACCATGTCGAGGTCTAGGCAAAAGTTCATGTATTGCTGGACAAAAGCCCTAGACTCCGGACAGTTCCTGTACACCTGGAAAGACGCCTCTAGCATGATGCTGTCACCTGCCTTGGGACCACCGAGGGAGTTGAGAATGGACTTCTTGGTCCACTTCTTTACGCGGTAATCATTTTCCTTGGCGCTCCAGTTTCCTAGCCGCTGTAGCAGGATAGGCTTGTCATTGGTGACAAAGTCTACATATGGCTGGATAGAACGCTCGAAGACCGTCGCGCTGTCAATGTAAACAAGGACCGCTCCGTCCTCTGTCTTGGCCATCACATTCCTTATGAGGAAACTCTTCCAGGCCCACCACCCAAAGCCACGGTTCCCATCCGCAAAATGCCCAGGGAAGGTATCCATCAACCATTGGATATCTTTAGGGCTGTATACATGGAACTCAGAAAACTCTCCCGTGGTGAGAGCGGAATGCTTTAGGGCTGCAGCGGATCCTGCGAAAGAGTCGGTGGCAAATGTGAAACCGATGACACGCATTGTTATAGCAAAGACTAAATTACAAAGAATTTAACAAACTGTATGTATCAACTTTTGTCGATATAAAACTATATCGACGAAACTGTGAGTATACCATAGAGAGAACTATGTATACTAGGATGACTTTTGTTCACTATGATGGCAGATGGCAGGGTCCAAATCTATTTGATGAGGAACAAAGACATTTGTATTGTATATATACTCTGACGTGCCAAGGAAAAACATATGTAGGGCAGACGTGTTGTACTAAGAACAGATTCAAGAAACATAGGTCAAAAAGTTCTACAGAGTGTAGATACATACGCGCGGTCATAGATAAATACGGTTGGTCATCTGTTATTGTTTCTATTATAGAAAACGAATTAACCAAGAAAGAGGCAGATGATGCCGAAGACTATTACATATATACATTTGATTCGCTGGCTCCAAATGGATACAATCTGACAACTGGTGGTAGTTCCACGGTTATGAGTGAGGAAACAAGAAAATGCTGGGAAGAAGCGATGGAACAATTGAGGAATGATCCAGAATATAGAGAGAAACACCTAGAAGGAATACGCAAGAACAATGAAGACCCTGAGTTTATTGAGAAACGTAAGGATGGAACAACAAAATATTGGGAAGATGAAGAAAATAGAAACAAGGAAAGTGATAGACGAAAGATATTGTATAAAACTAAAGGAGGGGCTTGTTTGAATACGGAAGAAGCTAAACAGAAGAAGTCAGACAAGATGAAAATATTGTGGCAAGATGCTAAGTATGTAGAAAAGGTAAAGGAAAAACAAACAGAAGCTATGTTAAAACTGAGGAAGTTTACAGATGAGGAGTTCTTAGAGGCAAATACACGTCTCAATGGTAAAATTCCTCTGTTGGCAGCAGAATTTGATGTTTCTATAACTACTATAAAAGAACATAGGAAAAGATTAGGTCTTTCTAGACCTTGGAAATCTCCAGAAACTTCTGTAAAATCGTAAATAAAGTCGCAGAAAATCACTAAAACCCATAGAAAAAACTCGACGTGTGTGTAAAAATGCGTTAAAATTCAAAAAAAAAATATTTACTAAAGATATAAACAAGTATGGCGGGAGGCTTGAGTCAATTAGTTGCATACGGTGCCCAGGACGTATATCTAACTGGAAACCCCCAAATCACATTCTTCAAGACGGTATACCGCCGGTACACCAACTTCGCTGTGGAGTCCATCCAACAGACGATCAATGGCAGTGTTGGTTTCGGCAACAAGGTGTCTACACAGATCTCCCGTAACGGTGACCTGATCACGGACATCGTGGTTGAGTTCGTGCTGACCAAGGTTGGCCCCACCTTCTACTGCGCCGAGCAGCTGCTACAGGATGTTGAGCTGGAGATTGGTGGCCAGCGCATTGACAAGCACTACGCCGACTGGTTCCGCATGTACGACTCCCTGTTCCGCATGGACAACGACCGTCAGAACTACCGCCGCATGACTGACTTCGTGAACGACGAGCCCGCCACCGCCGTCAAGCGTTTCTACGTGCCCCTGATCTTCTTCTTCAACCAGACCCCCGGCCTGGCCCTCCCCCTGATTGCCCTACAGTACCACGAGGTGAAGCTTTACTTCACACTGGCATCCACTGTCAACGGTATCACCGCTGTTGAGGGCGGCGCCTCCGTGTCTGCTGTCGCTCCCCAGATGAGCGTGTGGGTCGACTACATCTTCCTGGACACCCAGGAGCGCACCCGCTTCGCCCAGCTGCCCCACGAGTACCTGATCGAGCAGCTGCAGTTCACCGGCTCCGAGACCGCCACCCCCTCCGCCAGCTCTCAGTCCACCCAGAACATCCGCCTGAACTTCAACCACCCCACCAAGTACCTGGCCTGGAACTTCAACAAGCCCGGCCCCCTGTCTTATGGCCAGTACACCGGCACTGCCACCCTGAATGCCAGCTCCAACGTTGTGTATGGTGATGTGCCCAACACCGCCGTGTTCAACGAGGCCCTGGCCATCCTGGACTCCTCCAAGCTGCAGCTGAACGGCCAGGACCGTTTCGCCGCTCGCAAGGGCTCTTACTTCAACCAGGTCCAGCCTTTCCAGACCATCGGCTCCCTGGCTCCCTCCGGTGTGTATCTGTACTCTTTCGCACTCAAGCCCGCCGGTCGCCAGCCCTCCGGCACTTGCAACTTCTCTCGCATTGATAACGCCACTCTGTCCCTCACCTACAAGACCTGCAGCGTCAATGCCTACGATGTGGCCGCCAACGTCGCAACCGCCCTGTATTCCGGTGGTGAGACCGTGACCGCCAACACTGGTGTCCAGCTCACTGCCCTCAACATCTACGCAAAGAACTATAACGTACTTCGTATAATGAGCGGCATGGGTGGTCTCGCATACGCAAACTAGTTAAGCACTTTATTCTTTCTTATTATCCTTTGCTCGCTTTCTGATATGATCTGATATGATGTAATTACAATATTTCAAAGTTCTTACTTAGAATTTTGAATTAAACCATTTCGCACACAATATCTACGAATAAAAGATGCTGTACAACCTATATCTCTACTTGTTTGAAGCATATTACCATTATTTTCATCAAGGACTTTATTGATATTTTCATCTGTAACATCAATACCCCTTTTTGCGTATGTTTCAATTGCTATCTTTCTTTTTGAAATTGACAAGTTTATCTTCTGGTTTTCTGTCAACCCTCCAAAATTAGGGTTGTTCTCACCTTTCATTTTTTCACTGTGTTCTTGGCACCACTCTTCGCTCTTAGGTCTAGGTTCTCCCAAATGAGACTCTCTCATTTGTTTCTTAGTTTCCTCAGTATGAGTTTTCCCAAACATAGGATGCGCATCTCCCCGAAGAACCTTGCCACCACCAGTCATATTATACCCATTTTTGTAAGTGTCAAACATCTCAATGTAAGACACTTCGGTATCATCCAAATCATTTGTATCTACATCTATTGCCATTATAGTAATAGTAAACTTGTAGTCATACTTATGTATCGCATTATACAACTTTGGTTGGTGTTTTTCAAGTCTGCCAATCTTAATACTTGTTCTGTACCCACTCATTCTGTGCCAGAAATCCTCAGTCTGACCGATGTACATCTTATCAGATTCTGGGAAATACAAACTGTAAATCACATTCTTCTTGTGTACAAGTTTAGCAATTTTCTTATCAACATTTGACTTTTTGGGAAAATAATTTTTACCAATTGTAATCATTTTACATATAATTACAAAAGATACACAGATATACACATTTCCAATCCTGGGTCAAATCACATTTACTTCATCCCTTTGATGCGCTGCTTGAGAAGCTCTAGTTTGGCGCTCTTGTTATCCACTGGCATTGCCTTTTTTGTATTCTTGATAACCGTGGGCGGTATTGTTGTTTTTACATTCGCGTTCTTGTAGCCTGCTCTGCTAGCCATATCTTCTCTCACATACACCACGGAGCTCCGTTTGAACGCCTCGAAACAGAAATCCTTGCCCTTGTCTTTGTTGCTCACCTCGTTCATCGTGCAGCTCTTGGAGTTCACGCACAGAGCCTTGTCCTTGGCCCAGTCTGAGGACATGAGAGCACACGGCATCTCCCTCGTGACGGGGGTCTGCATGGCCTTGTCCCCAGACCTTGCCGCCCAGCCGTTGTATACATACCGCCCCGAGTTGCAAGTGACACCTGCCAGCACATGGCCCATAGAGCACCCAGCGATGTGCGATGGCAGGATACACGAATCCAGAACGTACTTCTTAGAGTTGTATGTGATACTGTTTGGGTGCCTGGTAAGATTCAGACCCCTTATGGTGCCCATCTTCGGTCTGTACGTCTTCCAAGCCTTTTGCAAGTAGGATTCCCCCGCCTCCCTGTGGATTATTATCACTTCGGGATTGTCGGTGTCCACGAAGGCTCCCTTGGGATCAAGGGTCTCCACCGCCTTTTCCC